TAAAATAATGAAAGCCTACTACAAAGAAAAAAGCGAGTGGTAATAGATGAATAATATCGAGATGGAATTTATACTTAAGACTCTGACTGTTATGGGTGGGATTTACCTTTTGATGTTCGGAGTTATAGCTTTCTTCTTGAAGGGTATTTATGAAAATACCAATATTATGAATACTAACAATGTGAGAGTTACTGAGCGATCGAGTAGTAATACAAAGAGAATCGATAAACTTGATGCTGACACTATTGAAATGAGTCGAAGCCTTCACGATTTTAAGAATGATATCGGTGCTAGGGTGGGAACTCTTGAATATCGAATCACTGAGAAGCGCCAATGATTCTAATCTTCAAAAAAGGCGAATCCAAAGAGATAAGCGAGAACTTCAATATCAATGAGTTTCACTGTCAATGCGATTTTGAAGCTTGTTACTCAACTCAATTATCTATCAGGTTCTTAGCGAGCGCACAAAGCTCCAGAGTGGACTTTGGCAAGCGAATCATAGTCACAAGCGGAAATAGGTGCCAGTTAAGAAATCAAGAACTTAAAGATATGTTCGGAAGTGGTGGGAGAGTTTCAAAGACTTCATCTCATTTGATTGGTGACGCCGCAGACTTTACTTGCGAAAAAAGAAGCGATCTCGATGAACTAGAGCAAGTTTTAAGAAAGCATTTTAAATACGTTAAAAGATATAAAACGCATATTCATGCCGATACACGGCTTTTAAAATAGGGAGATTTTATGAATACACAAGACATTGACAAGCTAGAAGCAGGGATTAGATCAATTCAAGGACTTGTAAAAGTTGGTGAGAAAGTTTTCGCTGATGGTAAAGTTGATATTAAAGACCTTGGAAACCTTCCAGAGCTTTTTAACGCTGGAACTGATGCAGTAAAAGCATTTAAAGAAGCGAAAGAGATGCTTGAAGAAGTTAAAGACTTAGATGGAGAAGAGGCAATCAGAATCGTTAGCCTTTTATTTAGCTAAGAAATGGATATTGCGACGGCTCTTATTCAGTCCCTTAAATTTGGTTTATCCCTTTGGGTTTCTAAAGAGTCTCGCAAATATCTCGATGAGGTTTTAGCCTTGGAGCAAAGTAAATATGAAGAACTCAAAAAAGACAAAGATGATAGGGATCATGGTTATCTCGATAATATCGACAATCGGCTGTGCCTCATCGCTGAGACAGTCTCCAAGTTTGGAGGGGCGAAAGCTCAGAGTTGATGTAGAGAAGGGTGACTTCATGTATCAAACCACAGTTTGCAAAGGTGTCTGGCCATTCAAAAAGTGCTGGATTGTAAAAGAGAATTACGGCTTTTGTGAGAGTAAAGAAATGAGATCAAAGCTCGAGTCGATGGGCTTCATGTTGAGCATATCTAAATAGCTTTTGTCCGTGATCTGTCCGAGATCATTTTGATGCTATGTCAAAACACTAAAATTAAAGGCTTATTTTTGGTTGGTTATCGGTTCGATTCCGACGTTTAAACATAATGATTGTGCGCGTTTTTGCGCGGCTTGTGCGCGATTTAAAAAGGTGATCTTGTGAAGGTTGATTATGATTGGCTTTCATGGTGCTCGGAGGGGGACTTGAACCCCCACCATATTTTTTTAAGTATCTAAATTTACGTTTGAAAATTCTTTAAGTTGTTGTTTTTGTGTTTTGCGATTTTGCGCGGAACGTGCGCGATTTAATCCGGAACAATTTCTTTGAAGTATATGACTCTCTTGTTGTCTTTCTTTACTACTTGATAAAGTTCAAACTCTATTAATTCCAGTACTTTTTCTGAATATTCTTTTTTATCATTCGACCTTGGCTCAATAGCCAATTGGCAACAAGCATCTCCATAGTTGATAGACTTTTCCATTGAGAATCCGTTCCTATCAATTAGAGTCACCTTCATCTTTCTTATATATTCCATAATTCCCTTAGTTAAAAAACGAGTTAACTTTCTCTTTATCAGCACGAACATATCGACTCATTAAAGTCTTAACATCGACACCGCTTGCTTCTTCTAATATCTTTAAATTTCCATTTACTTGCTCATTCATCTTAGATAGTCGTATATGCTTAAGCTCGTACATGTGAAGTAAATTCTTCTTTGTTGGTTTATATCCGGCCATCTTTCTTGCGTCAACCCACGCTTTATTTAAACCACCTTGAGAGATATTATTTCCATAGGCATTAGTGAAAACAAAGTCATTTTTGCTTGATGATGAATCTTGTTTAAGTATTATGTCTCTTGCGATCTTGCTTAGTTTTAAAGTTATTGAAGCCAACTTGTCGCCAGCTTTACGAGACTTTCGACCTTCAACGTTATCAGTCCCAGAGAAGTGAGAGTCAAAAGTAATTGTGTTATTATTCAAGTCTACATTTTCCCACTTTAAGGCGCGTATTTCTCCAGGTCTTACTGGGTAGATAGTTAGTAATAACATCAACCCTCGAAGCTTCACATCGTTAACGTGAGCTATTATATCGAGTCCAACGGCTTCGGTCATAGTATGCTCTCTAAGTCTTGATTTTCCAATTGTACCGATATCGACGACCTTGGTTATGTAGTCTCTTTTTTGAGCGAATAAAAGAATAGTTTTAAGTTCTGACTTAGCTTTCCTAAGAGTGTTATCAGTTCCCTCGAAGTTATCCTCAAACTTAGAAATATGATATTTCCTGATTTTATCGATTGATATATTAGCAAAGAACTCCAGTAGGTGCTTATGAGATTTCTTTTTATCCCTCAAACCCTCAAAGGTTAGCTGTCCTTTTTTATATCTCTTCTCGTGATGCTTCATATAGGAGAGAAGGAAGTTTTTAAAGATTAAGTTTTCTTGCTTCTTTTTGCTTTGATAGTCGTTGACATTGAACTCACCATTTTCTAAATCTCTTTTGATAATTCTGTATGTATAGATAATGTCGGACTCAAACTTAAGACGTTCCTTGTCTTTAGTTCGCCTTATGGTTACGCGTTTGCTTTCGCCGTCCATATCTTCAATCTTTGCTGAAATTCGGAATAGGCTAGGAGGTTCTTTACATGAATCACATACAGGAAATTCAACATTTTCCTTAGTTTTACGACCTGTAAATTTACCACCGCACTCGCAAGTATTACCTTTCACATCGGCATATATTTTAGCACTCAAGAAATTCCCTCTATTTGTTGGGTTATGAATGTTAAAAAGTACGGCCTTTGTCATGGTAGTTCAATTTCTCCTGTGGAAATTTATTTTCTAGTTGCGTTAAGTTGTTGTTATTTTATTAATTAACTTGTCTATTATTTGATTCAAGTTGTGAGCGTGATCCTCTTTGTCGATATGTTTTTGATCTAATAGCTTCTTGTAATCTGTCGGCTCTAATCCATTTTCTATTTCTGTATTTATTGGCAAAGATAGTGCTATTGGTATCTCTTGAAATTGATCGACTTTTGTTTCTTTACCATTAACCATGGCAATTAAATCTTTACCTTCATTTCTAAAGGCTCTAATCTCAAGCCGCCCTCTCATTATGTTCTTGTATATTGTTACTCTCATCTTTTACCTTCGCACTCTATGTGCTTATAAAAATGCTTCTATTTTACTTATTGTGAAGTTTTTACTATCCCAACCATTAGAAACTCTCTTTGTTTCTATAGATAATGTTGAATTAACAATCTCATAAATCTCTGAAACCTCAACCATTTCATCCAGCTCAATTAATGCTCTCGTTTCAATAGCCTTTCCAGATCCACCTTGATAGTTGTCAGGTTGAAAAATTGTGTATTTTATTAGTAGTTTCATATTCCCTCCATCACCGCATAACGGTTAGTTGATCACCAGACGTAAGTCGCATCACCTTTTATGTCTCGATGCACTTCTAAATTTCCATATATTTCAATGTCGCTATGATTTAAATCTTCTTTTTTTATTAAAGGGTCGTATCTTACAGGTGCGCCGTTTTCAATTAGAGAGTCTATAAAATCTGAATAGTTCATTCTTTGAAAATCGACCTCCAAAACGTGCAACATTCCTTTACTCATTTCTTCTCCATACCCATAAGGGTTATTTAATCCAACTTAAAATTTAACCATACCAAAAACCACAAAATCTTCTGCTTGCTCATAATCTGTAATATAGGTAATTATTCTAGAAACAGCATTGCCAGTGTACATATTGTGATTGTCAAACTCTCTTAGGCATACAATTTGACCAACTTGAAAATCTCTGTCATTTCTTCTTATCTCAAATGTTTTAGTCTCTTCTAATACATCTTGGAAATAATCAGTATGCAACTTAAGTTCTTGGTCATAATGTTTATCCATTTCATTCTCCATACCCATAAGGGTTATTTAATCTTTAACAATGCTTTCTCTAAGTTATCTAACATAGGCTTTTTGTTTTGCTCCCCAAGGTGCATATCCCAAGCAATTAGCTTTTGAAGCTCACCGATAATCAAACACAAAGCCTCTTTTTCTTCTTGATTCATTCTTTCTCCATACCCATAAGGGTTATTTAAATTAAGAAAGCAGACCTAGAATCTCTTTCATCTTTTTTATATTTTGACCTTTCACGGCGAAGCCAATCATTCTAGCAGCTTCATCAAACTGAGATTCGCTAATAAAGCTCTTCTTTTCTTCAACTTCATAAATTATAGTAATCGGATATTTATATTTTCCCTCGGCTATACTTAGAAATGTAGCTCCTACTCTTGGGTTTTTATCGTCTACGTCTAAGATGTTTTCTAACTCGTATTTCTCGCAATACAACGTAGCTTCTTTGGTTATTCTGCTCATTCTTTCTCCATAGCCTCACTGGGCTTTAATTCTGATAGGGTTTTTCTTGCTTTGTTTTCAACTTCATCAAAAAGATTTTGCAAAGCCTCCAAGCTTGAGAACTCCGATAGGTTTAGTTTTTGATTCCTAATATCACTAAAAAACTCAACACAAGCTTTCAGCTTCTCGTTTTCAGATTCTAACTTTTCATAATCCTTAATCGAATCTTCGCAGTCTTCTACGCATCCATTTAAGAGTTTATTATCTGATTTCAGTCTTTCGTTTTCAGATTTTAATCTTTCATTTTTCAGTGCCATTTAATTGTTTACTTTGATGTGGTCAAATGCTCCTGACATCGCTAATCCTTTTACTAAGCTCATCTTATTCCTTTCTTATAGTAGCTATTAAACTGTAGTTTTTATTTTAAATATTCTAATAACTAGTCTTTGAATAAAGCTGTATTCAATTTCATCTTTAGCTAATTTAAAATAAGCCTCATCACGCAATAAGGTCAATTCGGTAGGGTAATCTTGAGGTAATCCATAGTTATTAAGAATTACTTGGGCATGTTAAACAACCCTGTTACATCGCCATATTAATTCTTGATTAGTCCGACATTGGTGAGGAAGCATTAACTCGTGTAGGGCATACCTTAAAAAGTCTATCTTAATATCTGTCTTCATTTCTTTCCTTTAATCTTCTCTTTGATTTTATCTTTAATCTTAATCCCTAAAAATATAGGAAATAAAATAATCTTTATTGGTGTTGGTATGTTGAATCCGCTCATTTCTTTCCTTCGGTTGTGTTTAAACTATTTGTTCGGTGTTAATATTTTTGTTTTTCCGCAAATCTTACACTCATGTATTTCTCTAATTAAATATTCTTGGTTTTGATTCCAAAAGTACGGGGATACTGTTGCCGTTAGGGGTTTCCACCAGTGATTACAAAATGCTTGAATAAATAATAGTTTTATATTTTTCATTTACAGTTCTCCACCATCTATTGGTTAAATTTAATCTTTAATAAATTAATAAATCTTGCCGTTCTAATCCAGTCAATTTCATTGTTTGGAGTAGGGTTAATTATTTCCATCTGTCTAGATTTTAAATTGATTTCACCTAGTTTAAATTTTGTTATTCTTGATTGTTTTTTAAGTATTGCACCAATAGAGAAGTAGTGATTCTTCTTTCTATTGGTTAGTATTTCAACATCATGTATTTGTTTTCTATGTGAATAATCCATAGGTATGATTCTTTTAATTGAAACATTCTCTAAGCCACGACAACCAACAATAGAGATTTTTCTACCGTGAAAATCGCAAATTATTTCCCTTGCTTCATCTTTATCTTTAACTCTATTTTTCATATAGTATTTCCTGTACTATAATCTACTGTTATTTCAAATTTCTTCATAAAATCTCTTTCGGTTCTCACATAATAAACATGGCTCTGTGGGTTTCTATAAACCAAAAAGTAAAACCATCTTCTAAACAATTTAAGACCTATGGAAAATTCAAGAATATAAGTCTTTCCAGTTTTTAAATGCAAAAATGGTTGTTTTTCTAAATTAATCACAGTTTTCTCCCTTCCATAATCCCATCCTCATATTTCAACTTCGCATCTTTCACAAACTTTGCTTATGTCAGACTTCATTTTCTTTTTTGAAGTTGTTCTTATTTTTGAAAGCAAGATCATTTCTTCTTTGAGTCTTAAGTCCATTGGTAAAATTCTTTTTCTTATTTCTTTATTCATTTCTACCTTTTGTTGTGTCCGCATAAAAATTCATTACAGCCGCATTTTTCACAATGATCTAGCACTTTTTTATTTTCAAAATTAACTATGCACTCTCTTAAATCTTCGCAATAATCTTCCATAAACTTGTCATTAGATTGAAGCTGAAAGTCTGTTAATCTACTCAATAGAGATGTTACAACTAGGTTCATCTTTCTTTTGGGTGAAGCTTTGCCCCTTATTTGAATGTTCATAAAAATGCCCTCACAAATTGATAAACGTAATACCAAAACCATGTGCAGATAATCGCACACAGTCCGAATGCTCTTGCACCGTTCATTTACTCACCACCGTATAACACGTCTTTCCCAGATACAGTTTGTACCAAACACGTTTGCAATAAGTTTTGTATTCGCTTGATGACTCCACTGGTGCTTCATAGTTTGGGTCAACAATACATTTTGAAACTGCACGACCTACAACATAAGGAGTCTGATATTGCCTTCTTTCTGTTTTTTTAAAGTCGTGACCATATCCAAGTTTGTGGGAAATTTCGTGATGCGTGTTGCTTGCTGCGTATGCAAGCGAATAATTTTGGTGAAACTTTCTATTCATCCAAATCGTATCAGAATTAGGGTAGGTGTATCCGACTGTAGAATTGTTTTTGTAATACATTACAAAGTTAAGTGCTGGTTTTTTGCCTCTTAAATTCGCTATCGTTTCTTCGCGGCTATCGTCTTTATTGGCTTCAAACCTAGAAGCATTTAAAATATAATTACTATAGCAAGATGAATTGACCGCTTGATCCATAGCCTTAGAGGTAGCCCAGAATTTAGCAATTTCTTGATTTGTAAAACCTTTGAAAGATTTCACATCAAGAGTATTTTTATCCTCTGAAACCTCTTTGAGTTCAACCTCTTTAACGCTCTCAATTGGCTCTTCAATAGTTGATTTAATCAAATTTCCCTGTGAATCTTTAATTATCTTTTTCCACTCAATCGATGAGCAAGAGGTAATGAATAATAATAGTACTAAATTAATTGTTTTCATTTTTATAATTCCTTGAGTGTTTTATGTAGCTCATTGTTGGTTTTATTATTCTGAAATAAAAATTCCAGAATCTATATTCTTTTGACTGAAATGCTCCCCAGTTTCCATCTACAGAATCTTTTGAAAAACCCACCTCAATAACTCTTTTTTCGTTCTCTATCAGTGTCATTTTATCCCCCTAATATATAGCTGCGTGACCGCAACCCATCCATGATCCATCTTCTTTTTCGCCGTAGTGGTTTTTTTCTAATACCTTGTGACCTGTCGTAAGTTTTTCAGCATAAACAAAATCAACATCGTCAAATATAAAATCGTGCCTTGGACTTTCTCCAATTTGCTTTATTTCAAAGTTAACTTTTAGTTCTTTAAAACTGACAACGCCGCTTTTGTTTCCATCGTTCATCTGAACTCTTGCGCCTTTTGCATAAGAGGTATGTCGTGAGCTTTCTTTTACTGGAAAGTTTAAAGAGTACTCCCCATTCTTTCCGACTAACCCGAGAGTCGTCCTCATGTTGCCATATTCAAGGCGTATCTTTTCACGTGTACTAATCCTTATCTTTCTCATTTTCCCCTCTCAAATTAATTGCCTAGCCCTTAAAAGAGGTGACTAGGCGTATAAACACATAATTAGTTATGCCCCTCTGTGGCGGTTAAATTTAAGCCCTTTCTTTAATCTTAAAACTACACTCTTTGACTGACTTGCCTCTTGTGTAGATATAATCTTTCGTTTCAAATCTAGTAGAATTGTCTTTTTCAGCTTGCTCTTTAACTCTTAAATTTTGCTCTCTGATTTTTTGAATCGCTCTTTTTGGATTGCCATTCGCAAGAACTAAGTCAGCAAGTGCAATTCTTGCAAAGCATTTTTGTCCTAAAATCTGAGCGTAAATATCATCAACGTCTTTCATGTTTTCTTTGTGCCAGAAATCTATGTATCTAGTTAGAGTTTCTTCTCCGAGTATTCTTTTTAAATCTTTATAGTTTTCTTCGTACTGAGCTTGATCTTTAGAAGCTTGCTCATCAGGCTTTCTAACCTCACCAACTGCCGTTTTCTTACGGTTCAATACTTTTTTAATTTGCGTAGTAGTGGGGAATTGAGAGTCTTCGACGTTTACAATTTCTTCAAGAGTCTCTTCGATTTGTAGGCAACTAAAGCCCCAAATTGTTAACCTGTCGGCTATACGACTAATCTGACTAGCCGTAACTCTCGATCTGAAATCTCCAGTGTAATTTTGCAAAGTGTTAGCTATTGCTGATTTTATTTGAAATTCATTTTGTGTTAAATCTCTCATGCTACTCCCATTTGATTTCTTTTTTCTTTTTGTTTTTCTAGGTATTCTTCATATGTTTCATTTTGAAATTTGTCTGAGTCGCTATTAGCTCCATATTCGCCGTTCAAGACGTTTATAATTTTCTCTTGATCGATTAGCCACGTTAGACTCGCAACCCAGTTAGAATCGCCTATTTCGCCCCTTAAAATCGGTGTAGACTTTACATCTCGAAAGCATTCTTCCCATGTTTCAATTTTCTTTAATTCCTTGTTGAGTTTTATTATTTCAAAGAATTTCTTTTTAGAATCACTCTTCAAGCCCTTACAGAAACTAAAAGGTTTATGCTTTCCACAAACATCGTTCCAACTTTGAAAAACCTTATCGAACAAATCTGGTTCAATGCTCTCTAGTTTTTCTTTTTCTTGATCTTGTTCTTTATCTTTTACTTGTTCTTTTACTTGTTCTTTTTCTTTTTCTTTTTCTTTTTCTTCAACCCTTTTTGAAGGGTATTCAAAGGGTATTAAAACCCTTTCTAATAATCCGTATTTTTTCAACTTTTCTATTACTGGTATATGAGGACGGCACTTAGAAGATAGTTTTCCATATTGAAAATCAACAAAAGTATTGAGCCAATATTTACCATCTTCATATTTTTCAATACGATTACCGAACTTCTCTAAATCTTTCTCAGTTACTTCTAGTCCAATCTGAAAAGATGCAAGCTCAGCGTCAAACTCAACTAATCCAGCATGATCGCAGTTGCATCTCAACCATTCCCATAAGCACTTTAACTCTGGACTCAACCTTCTAAACCACTTCTTTGAATACAAACTTGTATCTGTAAATCTTTTTGCCATTTCCCTAATTCCCCTCAATCTCTCTCAATTACGTTGTGTTATGCTTGTTCTCTTAAATATTCCATTTTGCTGTATTCATACTCACTGGCTTCAATTAAAAGCTCACTCTCAACGCTCTCAATTGCCTCTTTGGTGAGATAACCTGTTACATCGAAGCGATTATCACCTTCAACTATCTCGACGCTCAGATCGTCAACGTAGGCAGGATTTCCAGGATCTAATCTCGTTTGCTTTTCTTCTTTAACGAGAGTTCCACTAATTTCGCAAGTTACTGACGAATCTAATAAGTCACCATGTCTTGATAGAAAACTTGCATGACAAGATAAAATGAAGTCTTTTATTTCTAGTTCTGTATCTATTTTGTGATTCATAATTTTCCTTTTATTAATTCAAGAAATATCTGCGACAGCCAAAACCGATCAAAGTTAACTGCCGCAGATACGTCTTAGGCCGCTTGGAGAAGCCTTAATTTTTCATATTTTTCTTTAATTAATTCAGTGCAAATTAAGATTTTTTCTTGCATCGATTTTATAAATTTCTCATCACGATTAACGACAACATGAAGTCCCATGATCTCAGGATGATAAGAGCCAAAAACCCATTGATCGAAACCAGTTACCATCATTGAGCCTTGAACTTGCTGCATGTATTTTGCGGGTAGATCGTTAGCGCTAAGATAACCAACATGAGTATGGGCCATTGGACATTTGAGTTCTAAGCCAATTTTTTTATCAAGATCAATTGCATCAGGTGAGCAACCAAAACCGCCCAAATCGGACTCTAAGAAGCCAACAGGCTTAAAGTTATGGTCATAAGAGAAGTTAAAGAAATCCAAAGCTGCTTGCTCTAATCTATTTCCTCGCTCCATTGCTTCACTTTTATAAAACTCGTCAGGCTTTCCAAGAATTAACTCAGCGACGGCACGATTTATAACGTGTTCATGTGAAGCTGATAATTTTCCAGTTTTAGTTATTATTTGGTCATAGTTTGAAGCTGTGATCTTTCCAAGTCTTGCTTTAAACCAATCGTCTTCGCCCTGAGTACATTCGATTATTTTATACATTTCCTATTTCCTTATTCTTTTTCAATCCAATTCTTTTTTGTCTAAGTAGTAGAATTGCGGATTTCGCTTCATTTATAGTTAAGTCTTCCAAGTTACTAACCTTTAGATAGTTGAAAATTCGTTCTCTATCAGCTCCAGTGTTCTTTATTAAATCCTCAATCTCATCAATCATTAAGGTTGTTGCCATAGTGTCCGTGGCTCTTCGTGCATCATCGTCAGACTCGGCACTAACTAATCCTAGAGCGTTCTCAAGACCAGCTCTCTTTGCAAAAGTTATTGAAGATTTGGCTCTTTGGCTTTGGTTCATTCGAGCGTCGTCATGTAGGTTGTAAAAGAAATATGAAGACGTTTTTTCGTGACCTCCACTATGATATATCGTTGTAACCAGTTCACTTTGGTCTTTGTCGAGCTTAACAATGTCAAAAGAATAAGACAGACCGTTAGAGGCAAGAAAGGGCTTTATAATTGCCACGATTTCATCGAGTGGAGAATAGTTATATTGAGTTGTACTCCCAGACTTAGAAGTAAACTTAACCTGTTTTCTTTTTACTATAATAGGGCAGCTCTTTTGAAAGTTAGATAAAGCCTCTTGGAATAGCTTTTTTTGCTGCCGCTCTTCCATTTTTATTTGAATATCCAGAAACTTTTCAAGCCTATCGGGATCAATGTCTTTTCTTTTCACTATTTCAATAAGTGCAGACTGTATTTCACTATCTTCTTTTTTTATTATATCGCTCATTACGCCACCTCTCTTTTTAACTGCTCAAATTTTGTATCGACCAACTCTTGAGATTGAGCCTCAATGTCTTCTTTCATTGTTTCTGATAGTTGATTTATGAAGTTGTATTTTTCTTTATGAATAGAGCTTGTTACTTTAACGTCGATATCTTCAACAGAAGCCTCTTCGTCGCCTCTATCTAAACAAATTGTGTATTTCACATTCACCTCAAGGAATAAATCACCGCAAAGTTTTCTATTAAAAGTTAAAGTATCTTTAAAATCAGCCATGTTTGCCTCCAAGCTAGGCGCACCGATGCACCTTGTAGTTTTTTCACTATTATTTATTTAGTCTTGATAAATTTTATTGATTTGTTAAAGTCTTCCTGACTTAAGCTGCTTCACTTTCTTTTTCTACAATGTGAAACAGTTCTTTTTCATCTAAACCAGTGAATTGCGCCAACAACTCTCTGGTAGTTTCGTTAGGACAGTGTCCTTGAACATAAAGAATATTTCTCCATGTTGAGAACGAAACGCCTAAAAATTTAATTGCATCTAGTGCTACGCTTGGGTTTGTTCTTTTCGCTTTTCTGACCCAATCTTTAATTAACTTTCTGTTTGTTTCCATGTAATGACCTTCCTTGGATACAATTGTATACCAGTCAAAGCTCTTTTAAAAGACTTTTATATACTATTGTGTATTTTTTTCAATTTAATAAGGGATTACAATAAGTTATATGGATACAATCGTAGATTTTTCCATTTTCCTCAAAGAGGCAAGAAGTAAATCTTCACTTTCTCAATCTGATTTCGCTGAAAAGATTGGCATACCGATGGCAACTTTTAAGAGTTATGAGATGGGAAAGAGAGCGCCATCATTGAATATAGCTATTTCTATCTGTCATAATCTTGGAATAAGTATCAGTGAGGCGATAGGGGAAGTTTCGCCAATAGAGAAGCCAAAAAAGGTCATCGATCTCGCACAATTCCTTTCTACGACAGCACAAAACTCTGAACTAATCAACCTTATAAGCCAACTACCAAAGAACGATGAATCTAAAGAACTTATTGAGGATTTAAAGGGAATGATAGAGTTTGAAATCAAGCGGAATCTTGATCTATCTCAAGAGGCTTAAGAAGCTCTAACTTTCTTTTTTTAGTGATCTTCACTTCAATATAAACGTGCAAACCTTCAAAAACAAAAGTCTCTTCTAAATCTTTACTATTCTTAAATCTACTTAGTGCCAACCTTATTCTACTTAGCAAGTCACATATAACCATATATTAATTTTACTTAACTAAAACCTATGACAAAATTAATTATTCTTAAGGCTTAATTTTCCCTTAAGAATAACATCAAAACAGTCGTGTATAATACTTACTCAAATTAACAAAAGGAAATATATGAAGTTTTTATTATTATTTTTATCTCTTTCGGTCTTTGCAGCAAATGATAATTATCACGAGAGTTTCATGTTGGGTTGTGCGGATGCCTTTCAATCTATGGAATCTCTAAGCGGGGGGAAGGTTTCTTTTAAAAGTTCGGAACTTAATAGGGAGTGCCAAAATATATTTAATAACTTTGTGAGTACTACAGACTTTAAAAAAACAAAACCATATAGAATAATGTCATGTATGTACTCTGTCGCAGGAATCTATAGGTCTATGCTTCCAAATGAAAAGCTAGGGGTTAATGATCTTCATAGGGTTTCATCAAGTTTATGTAAAAAATAAAATCAATTAATTTCTTACATGGCCTATTCAGAGCCTAACTGTTTTTTATACCGTCTTAATAATCGATCTCGATAAATAGGTATAAAGAAACTCACCAGTTAGGGAGCTGCAATGCTTGACAAGGAAACAGTCATTAAGAAGGCGAGCGAGTATTTAGATTACTCAATTAACAAATACGCCTTTACTCAGTCCAGAGAGACAAAAGAAGATATTAAGCAAACTGGATTCGTTAGAGTCCTCGAAGCGTTTGAGCGTATCGATGAGAGCATGAACTCTTGGAAGTCTTATATTCAGAATCATTGCAACGGTGCCGTGCTTGACTACCTTAAAAGCCCTAAAAATTCACGAAAAACATCAGAGCTATTCGATGGCACTTACATAGAAGCGGACGACCTCATTAATATGGGAATGTTCTACAATTCAGCACATGAAACAAAATTAAATATTAAATGGGACTTAGTCTCAAGGATGGCAGCAAAAGATGACAGAGTTCTCTTGGTTGCTCGGTTCCTCCTTGGTTACACAATTTCAGATGTATCAACCAACGCAACAATGAGCCGAGAGTCTATAACGTGCAAATTTCAAGATTTCTGTAGCTCTCTCGACGATGGTTTTAATGTTAATGACCCTTGGACTAATCAAATAATCTACGCCTTTGGTCTATCTCACAGGTTCAGCGTGAGCGAGCATGACAACGGTTGGGGGTGGGATAGCGAACCAATAAACATATTTGTTACAGATATGAAGTTTCAAAAGAAGGTTTATACGCCTCAAATGGATTTGATATGATCGATTTAAGAATGGGCGACTGCCTTGAGGTTATGAAAGATATTCCAGACAACTCTATTGATATGGTTTTGACTGATCCTCCTTATGGCATGGACTATCAGTCTTCTTGGAAGACTGATAGTAGTAAGAGATTCAGCAAAATAAAAGGCGATAAAAAACCTTTTGTTTGGTTTCTTAGAGATGCATTTAGGGTGTTGAAAGATGATAGCTGTATCGTTGTGTTTACGGACTGGAAAAACCAAGAGGCATTTAAGTTAGTCTTAGAAATAGCTGGATTTAAAGTTAAGTCTCAAGTTGTTTGGAATCGTATGCACCACGGTATGGGTGATTTAAAAGGTGCTTTTGCACCTATGCACGACATTGCGTGGTTCGCTGTTAAAGGCAATTATAAATTTAAAGGCAAGAGACCTAAAGACGTTCTTAGTCACAAAAGACTAGGTGGTCACGAAATAAGCCACCCAACTATGAAGCCTGTAGGCTTAAATGAAGAGATACTTGAAAGCACCACAGGTAGTGACGATGTTGTGCTTGATTGCTTTATGGGAAGCGGCTCAACCGGAGTAGCTTGCAAGAATCTAAATAGAAGATTCATAGGTATTGAAATGGATGAGAACTATTTTAATATTGCCAAGGATAGGATTAATAATACACCACAACAAAACTTGGCAAAGGTGGTCTAAAGTGAGCGAGAGAAACGAGAAAGGGCACTTTAAGAAGGGTCACAAGCCTAAGAATACGCTTGAGCCTGAGTTTAAATGTATTAGAGCAGCTGTAAAGACTGAGTTGGCGCGGGTTACTAAGTTGCTAACGGTCAAGAAGAGTGAGGCAAACGCTGTCCTCAATTCAAATGATAGCACTTACCTCCATGACATCATGAAGGATGCTCTCAAGAAGAAAAAGAACAACGTAATAGAATATTTCATAGATCAAACGATTGGAAAGGCATCACAGGCGACTAAGGTTAGCGTGAGCCAACTTCCTGATGATGATTTGCTTGAGATGGTTAGAGAAGCTTTGGAGAGTATAGATGAAGATTAAGCTAAGAGATGCAAAGAAAGAAGATATTGCGTTCATTACATCAACGTGGATGCGAGCGCTTTGGGGTTCTAAGAGCTACAAGAATATCAAGAAGTCGATCTTTATGGATGAGCATCATGCAATGATTCACGACAGAATGAAGAAAATGCTTTGCACGATTGCTTGTGATCCTGAGAATGAGAATGTTATTTTTGGTTATATCGTCTATTCAAAGCCTAACGTGATCCATTTCGCCTATACAAAGGGAGCCTTTAGAAACTTTGGTATCTGTCGGCAGCTCATTGAAGACTCGTTTAAAGAAGAAAGCAAATTCATTGTCACTCATACAACGGACTACACAAGAGATTTATCAGGTAAGTTTGACTTAACTTATAACCCTTATCGCTTCTATGAGGTCGCATGATTAAATTAGAAGGTTTTCCAGTTCCTCCAAGCACCAATGCACTCTATAAGAATGTAGGGCGTAGGCGAGCCAAAACAGACGAATACAAAGAGTACGAGTTCGACTGTGAAGTTTGGTATTGCTCAAATATTAAAGCTGTTAAACGAGCTATTAAATACCTTGGTGACTTCCCGCTTCTTACTATTAAGCTTGAGTACAATCTACCAAAATCAAAGCTATTCACTAAGCAAGCGAAAGTTAAAAAGTATGACTTATCAAATCGAATCAAAGCCCTTGAGGATCAACTCTTCAGGTTGCTTGAGCGTGATGATTCGTGTGTTTTTGAGATTCACGCAACTAAATATATGTCTGATTTAAACAACGTTAACATAACAATATCAAACTACTCGGAGGGAGTATGAAACCAACTAACATCACTATGGTGAGATTTCACCAACCAATAAGAATAGGCGGCAAGATGGAAAACGCTGTGAGTCTCGATCAAGCACTTCACGCCAAGAAATTTAAGCTAAGTTTCTCTCAGGGCTTCGTAGTAATCGAAGAGAAGGGCGTTTCTGGGGCTGTATTTGTAGGTCTTGCCAACGTTGCCTATATTCATGCAGACATTGAAGGGCGAATTGTTAATACAGGCTTAGAAGAGCAAATTACAAGCAATGATGGCCTCACTCTTAACCTGTCAGATGTTAATGCTAAAGAAGCAATGAAGATCGTAAAACAAACAAAAGACAAGAAAGTTTTAAGTGATTGGCTCTCTAAAGAAACAAGAGTTTCAGTTTTTGACGCTATCAAGGCACAAATAAAATAAATGTCATACGAACTTGATGTACTTATTAAGGAGCTTATACGTCGCAAGAATATAATCGAGCGAGTAAGTGCATCAAAGAAAGTTGACGAGTTAGCATTTCAAAAGCAAAAAGACTACATCGCTGACAGAGAGCATCACCGATTTAGATCAATGAAATGTACAAGGCGAGCGGGGAAGTCCTCGGCTGATGTGCTTGAGAACTTCCTAATAGCCGACCAATTCCCAGAGTCTCGCCTGATCTATGGAGCTTTAACGCTTGACTCATCAATTGAGATTGCATGGGATATGTATCTAGACTTTGCTGAGCAGTTTAAGATTAACTTGAAGCCAAGAGCGGGTAAATATCTTATATGGCCCAATGGTTCAAAGCTTAGGTTCTTTGGTCTTGATTCATCTCAAAAAGAAATGCGCAAGATTCTAGGGCAAAAGCTTCGCAAGGCTTCAATCGACGAGGCAGGCTCAATTACTGTTGATATGAAGAAAGTCGTCTATCAGATGATTATGCCAGCTCTTTCAGATTTACGCCCTAACTCATGGATGACACTACTTGGAACGTGCGAGAACATACCTAACACATTCTTTGAGAAAGTAACAGAGGGTAGGGAGGTAACCGTTCCTTGGTCTCGTCATGAGTGGACGGCATACGATAACCCTCACATGGTTGAGCAGTGGACTGATGAGATAAACGATCTAAAAACAACAAATCCTAAAATTATAGAGGCTTCATGGTTTAGAACTCACTTTCTTAATGAGTGGTGTACTGACGATGATCTTAGAATCATATTCTTTGACGATCAAAACAAGGTTGATAAGCTTCCAGATGGTCATGAGTGGTCGTATATCCTCGGTGTTGACATTGGTTACAACGATGCCAACGCTTTTACGGTGGTTGCGTTCTCTTACACCTCTCCAAATGTTTATTTTATAGATAACTTTAAGAAAGCTGAGATTGATCTATCAGGTGTTGCAGCGATTATTAAGCATATAAAAACAAAATACGACATTATGAAAGTGATTATCGACGGTGCAAATAAGCAGGGTATCGAAGAAATTAAGAATCGACATGGCTTGCAACTTCAAATTGCTGAGAAAACAGACAAAGCAACATATTTAAGACTCATGAAAGATGATTTTGTTACCAAGCGTGCCTTCTTACTCGATAAAGAAACTGAACCACTGCAAGAAGAGTGGGAAGCTTTGCAATGGGTTAACGATCAAAAAGAGAAAGAAGACCCACGTTGTCAAAACCACTCTTCGGACTCGGCTTTATATGCTTGGCGAGAAGCTAGGCATTTTACTTATAGAGAAGAGGATAAAGAACCTCACCGCGACACTTCCGACTATATGGAGAAGAGAGCGAAAGAGGAAGCGGAACAAATGAGGCGAGAAGCTGAGGAGCGAGACGAATGGAATCCGATGAATTGGTAAAATTAGTAAATATATTAAAAGAAAATAAAATTTCATATTACAAAGCTGGAGAGGTTGAACTCAAGTTTGATTATTCAGCATATTCAGATAGCACAATTCCAGACAGTGAAGAGGAAGAAAATGAAGATGAGCTTCTTTATCTATCATCAGGCGTAAAGGGAATTAAACGTGAACGATAATCAACATGGTATGAATTGGTACACTCTTACAGGTAAAGATTTGGCTCAGGCCATAACTAAGAGGGTAGATACAATCTCCGAGAATCAATCATATATGCAAGATAGAAATAGTATGTATATGTGTATGTATGGTAACACTCACGATTTTGGGTTTGGTTCGGTTGCTTTTGATAGTACCGAGATGGTGCAAGGATTAACTTTAAACGTCGTTCAAATTATGATTGATACTCTAGCAAGTCGAGTAGGTTCTAATGAGCCTAGACCTTACTTCTTAACTGATGAAGGCAATCACAAACAACAAGAACAAGCGAAAAAATTAAATAAATTTGTTCATGGTCAATTCCACAAATCTAAAACCTATGAAAAATCAATGAAAGCCTTTTTACTTGCGGGTGTTCAAGGAACTGGGATTCTTAAGCACTATAAAGAGGGTCAAGCGATAAAGTCTGACTGGGTTGTACCTGATGAAATCTTTGTAGATCAAAGAGAAGCAATGTATGGAAGCCCTAAGTCATTATTTCAGTGTCGTTATGTGGCCAGAGAAGTATTAATTGCAAAATATCCTAATTTCAAAGAGCAAATTGAAGAAATAGACTATTCTCCTTTTGATGTTGTTGGTGATGATACGCTTTCAAATATGGTTAAGATTATAGAGTCTTGGCATTTGAGAAGTGGTGAGAACTCTACCGATGGTAAGCACGTTATTTCAATCAAAGACATTGTTTTATTTGAAGAGGAGTACGAAAAAGATCGCTTTCCATTTTCATTTTATAGGGTGTTTGACAATATTCTTGGCTTCTATGGTCGAGGTATTGCCGAGGCTCTTGCTCCGATTCAAATGGAAATTAATAAAACGATTAAAAGAATATCTAAGTGTTTGCATTATATGAGTGTACCAAGGGTGTATGTCGAAAGGGGAGCTAAGATCGTTGAGGGTCACATAAATAATGATGTTGGCTCTATCGTCGAGTACGATGGCCGTCCGCCTATCTTTGGGGTCGCTCAATCAGTCTCCCCAGAGCTTGCAAACCACCTTGAGAACCTTTATAGAAAGGCTTTTGAAGTTGTTGGACTATCTCAGTTGACAGCTCAAAGCATGAAGCCTGCGGGTCTGAACTCAGGTAAGGCACTTAGAGAGTATAATGATATTGAAACTGAAAGATTTAAAAGAATAGCTAAAGCGTGGGAGGCTTTTCATCTAGATATTGCCGATCACTATATTGATTTGGCTCAAGAAATATCCGAGGAACACAAGGACTATGCTGTCCTAGCAATTGATAAAGCTGGAACAAGCAGAATCAAGTGGAAGGATGTTAATTTAAGCCGTGATGCCTATGTAATGCAATCTTACCCTACAAGTATGCTACCAAAAAACCCATCAGGTCGCCTTGAGTACGCTCAAGAATTACTTCAAGCTGGGTTTATTGGACAAGAAGAGGGTCTTGCACTTCTCGACTTCCCTGATATTCAAGCAGCAACGAACTTAAAAACTTCTAATTATAAAATGGCAAATAAGATCATCAACGGATTTATTGACGGCAAGTTTATTGAGCCTGATATCTACCATCAAAACGCTTTAATGATGCCATTCATACAGCAAGCTCTTGTTTATTACGAGACTATGAATCTACCAGAGGAAAACTTAGACCTGTTCAGAATGTGGATAGATCAAGCACTTCTCTTAATCAACCCACCACAAGAGCAAATGACCGAAATGGAAGGCGAGGTTGATGCAATAGCTGAGAACCAAATGGCAGAAAATACAGAATTAGTTAACGAGGCAGAAATGCCCACTGAACAACCAGTAATATAAAACGGAGCTGTAATGGATTTAGAACAAGCACAACCACAAGAAGGAGTGAGTCCTAATGTCGCGAATAAAATCGCATCACAAGAAGATTCAACAACGAACGAAAGCCCATTTATGGAGAGCGAGCCGACTATTGAAGACGCTATTGCCGCAATGGAAGGTGAAAGCCAAGGTGAAGACGAGAAAACTCAAGAAGCACCTAAACAAGAAGTAAAAGAAGAGCCAAAAGCTGAAACTAAAGAAGAGAGTCTCTCATCTGAGAAGTTTGTTGAACTTGCAAGGCTAGAGAGTAAACATCAAGCTGAAATGCTTGAGATGAAAAAGAAGCTTGAAGGGTTTGAAGGTAAGAAGTCCAAAGACGAGCTTCTTGCTGAGCTTAAAGCTGAGTATAAAAAGAATCCTCGCGAGTTCTTAGAGAAGGAACTAGAGGGGTCTTACGACTCGTTAAGCGACTTTATTTTGAATGAAGAGGAAAGAACCGCTGAAAGTAAAACAATGAGCGTAATTGATGAATTAAAAGCTCAGGTTAATGAATTAAAAGAAGAAAGAAATCAAGAGAAAGAGACTCAAAAGACCGAAGCTGTAAAAAAGCAAGAGAGCGAGTTTAAGGATAGTATCAAAAACTTTGTGTCTGAGAACGAGGATTTTTCACTTGTGAAAGAACTTGATGAGTCTGGAACGGTTTTTGATGTAATGATGGAGCATTTCAACGAGACAGGTAAGACAATGGATATCAACGATGCTTGTCAAAAGGTCGAAGATTACTACGTTGACTCTGTTAAAAAGATTATGCACATAGAAAAAGTTAAAAATCTTTTTAATCTCGATAATATACCAAAGAAGCAAAATGAAAGTGAAGAGAATGAAAACCAGTCAGAAACAATAACGAATGATCTTGGAACTCAATACTCGGAATCTGAAATAGATTCTATGTCTGATGAAGAGAGAATGAGGCTTGCCCTAGAGATGATCTAGGTTTTATTTTCAAAGTTATTTTTTGTTCGCCAGTTAGTGAATTTATTTTTTTAAACACAAAACTAAACTCTAACAAGGAATAAGAAATGACTTTAGACTTAAACAAGGCGAGAGCAGTTTTAAAAACTCTCTACACGCCAAAAGCAGTAGAAAATTTATGTTACCAAGAGCACCCGTTTCTTGCTTTAATGCAAAAAAACGATCAGTTCTATGGTCACAATAAGCAAATCCCTTTAATTTACGGTTCAAACAGAGGTAGATCAAGCTCTTTTGCAAAGGCTCAAGCAAACAAAGGTAACTCAGCGTTCGCAGCTTTCTTTACAACAAGAGTTTCTGACTACTCGATTGCATCTTTTGATGCTGAAACTGTTGAGGCTTCGGAAAATGATAAAGGTGCATTTGTTAACCTTATCAAGCAAGAAGTTGATGGAGCTATGATGAGCGCCGCTCAATCTGACTCTCAAGCTATTTGGGGTAACGGTTCGGGTTCAATTGGTGAGATTGCTTCAATTTCTGTTGATACTTTAACTCTTACAAATGTTGAGGACATCATTCATTACGAGATTGGTCACTATTTAGAAGCTGCCGCACTTGAAACATCAGGGGCAACAAGAGTTGGAATCATGAAAGTTATCGCTCTTGACAGAGATTTAGGAACAATCACGGTTGATACTAAGTCGACTTCTCTTGCAGTTGGTGACTTTCTTTTCACTGATGGTGATAGAAACTCTAAAATGAGTGGATTTGAGGCTTGGATTCCAAGAATCGCGCCGACAAGTGGAGATAGTTTCTTTGGTCTTGATAGATCAGTAGATTCTACTAGGCTTGCGGGTGTTAGATTCAACGGTGTTGGTATGTCAAATGAAGAGGCACTTGTTAAAGGTCTTGCTAGGCATTCGAGAGAAGGCGCTAGGCCAGACTTCGCATTCATGAACTCTGGAAGATGGGGAGACTTACTTCTTGAGCTAGGTTCTAAAGTTAACTATGTTGACGTTAAAACTGGTTATGCTGATATCGGATTTAGAGGTGTGCAAGTTCACGCTGGTAAGAGAACGATCACAGTCCTTTGTGATGATAATGTTGCAAGCGATCAAATCGCTGTTGTAACAAGAAAATCATGGCAACTAGACTCTCTTAAGAAATCAATCAGAATCCTTGATCTTGATGGAAATAAATTCCTAAGAGAAAGTGATGCTGACGGTTACGAACTTAGAGTTGGTGGTTATAAGCAAGTTCAGTGTAATGCTCCAGCATACAACATGAACATAACGTTTTAATTAATCGGGGGCTTCGGCTCCCTTTTTTGGAGAATCTATGAAAAATTATTACGATATGTATGGAATGGTTGAGCCAAAAGGCGTGATTGTTCCATTAAAAATATCTTTGGCCGCAGATGCTTCGGTTTCATCTTTTTCGGGTAAGGCTGTTCAATCAGTTACGAAAAGTGGGACGGGTGAGTATACGATTGTTTTAAAAGATACTTACAACAAACTTTTATCTTCGGTTGTTTCAACTTTTGGTGCTATCTCTGACATCTTTCCGTATGTGAAAAGTGAAAGTGTTTCATCTAAAGAGGTTGTGATTGCTACAAATGATGGTTCTGTTGATGCTGATACGGCTGTGGCCCATGAGATACACGTTGTTATTGTAACAACTAAATCATCACTGGCGTAATCATGATTATGAATGGAAACGATAAAAGAAAAATTGCTCAGACTATTGTTAAGCAAATGGTTCCCACAGAGGTTGCAGACGTGGAATACGACGCATCTCTTGGTTTTGAGGCGTGCGCCAGAGATATAATGAAAGCGATCAAGGAAGATAACGCTGTATTACTCGGACGCGCTTTAAAATCTCTTGGAGACATGATTCATGAGAAGAGTAATTATTCTAAAAACGTAAGTATTAATATAGGGGATAAGTAATGAGTGGAACGGTCTCTCTTTCTGATTTAATAATAAAAATTAGACGTCGCTCAAACATGGAGAGATCAAAGCTAGTTACTGATTCTGAAATCACCGACTATATAAATACATCTATTGCAGACCTCTACGACCTGATTATTGATTGTAGAGGCGAGCAATATTTTGAGTCTAGTGTTGATATCACTATGATAAACGGCTCGGAGCTTTACGATCTACCACTTGACTTTTATAAAGTTGAAAGCGTTTTGACGGACTCTGGATATCCCATAAATACGTTTGATAGAAGGGACGCTCACCACAAGGCTAAGAATCTCTCTTATAGTATTAGGGGGAATAAATTTGCAGTTAATCGCTCTGACTCTAACCAAAAATTAAAAATGTTTTATATCCCGCTTGCTCCAACTTTGGTTGCTCCAGAAGATACAACAGATTTTTACAATGGCTGGGAAAGATACGTTGTATGTGATTGCTCAATAATTTGCCTTAACAAAGAGGAAAGCGACACGGCACAACTGGAAAGAGAACTAGACAGAATGCAAAGACGAATCAAATCATCATCAGATAAAAACACTCATCAACCATCAAGGGTTGTTGATGTCGAAGGGCGTTTTCATGAAGATAGAGAAATTTACTAAACTACTAAACGCAGATCAATTTCTTTCGAGATTGCAATTTAATATAGAAAAATTTACCAATCAATTTTCAAGCAATCCTTTTATTAAGGGAGTTTTATTGAAAGAAATCTCTCTATCAACGGTTGAGAAGGGTTTTGAGCATGGTTTATCAGTTGTTCCACAGGGCTTTATCGTTGTTGATAAAAATGCAAATGCTGTCGTGTGGAAATCAAATGTCGATGATGTTCGTATATATTTCAAATCAAGTGCTTCGGTCACTGTAAACATATGGGTGTTTTAAATGCTACAAAAACAAATTATAGATATTGAGCTTGCTCAAGGTATTGAGACTCAGGTTGACGATAAGATTGTTCAAGGTAAGAACTTGGTACTTGAAAACGCGACGTTCAATAAGTTTAAAGCTTTACAGAAATGTGGAGGTTTCTCAGAATATCCTCACGCTACCTTGGATGATGGCAGTATACTAGGTTCAGTAGAATCAGTTTTCAAAAACGGCAAAAGCTTAATGTGCGTAACCTCAGATAGATCGTTTTATCGATTTGATGAGATAGAGCAAAAATGGAGAAGGCTTGAGGGTGCACTGTTTCCATCTAAAATGGATTCTTACGGTGTTAAGTACTCAGGAAACACTCAAAATAAACCCGACATAGACTTTAACGAGAGGCTTGGTTTTGTCGCAACAGTGTTTGAAGAGTTTCGCCCAACTGTTGCGGGTGACTATAGAGTTGTTTTAACTGTGAAGGACATCGATAAGGAAGAGGAGAACTCCGTTGTCGTCGAGGTTGACTCAAGAAATCCGAGAGTCGCTTGTTTTGATAATGGTGACAATGCTTTTTATGTCGTTTACTATGTTGAGTCAGGCAGTATCTCATATAAGATATATAACTCTTCTCTAGTTGAAATAAAAAAAGGTTTCTTTACGGGTGATACGAGTGTTGGTGTTATATCTCACGACAGAGTTGGTGACTCTTCATATCTTATTTTTAAAGACACTTCTATTGCTACAGATAGCAGAATAACAATTTTTGATTTTGATTTCGATAACCCGACAACTCCAATAGTTAACACTTCTCTTTATTCAAATCCAGACGGATTCAATAATAAGGGATTTAGAGTTCTAAAAACTGATACAAATATCTTTTACGCAAGTATTAACAATGATGATAACGTTGAATTAATTGGCTACAATTTAGATAATACAATCGTAACTCATCCCAGAAATGAAGTCATTATTGAGGGTTCACTTAATATGGCTCCCGATAAGGTTGAAATCGGTGTTAATTCGGGCGTTCTCACTGTTTTTGTGGGAGGACTCTCGGACACTATAGGTTATGGGACTAGAGTCGACACAATACTCGCTTTTACTTTTGATATCTCTATTGGCTTATTCACTCCAATAAATGAGTACAAAAGTTACGGCATGGTAATGAGAAGTAACTTTATACAAGAAGGGTCATATTTTTATGGCCTAGTCGCTCACAAATCAAGCGTTCAAGCCACAGACTTTTTTTGCAGGATTAGCGTGTCAATTGAGCCGTTCGAGATCATAGAAAGCACAACAAAGGCAGTTAAGGTTGATATATTGGCGAACACTTTAAAGGGTGCATCGTCAGGAGTCGGAGACTTTAGTTTGCAGTCATCAATTAAAAAATCAGGAGCTTGCTTTTATATAGCTCACGAAAGAGCTAGACGTTTTATCGCTGAGACTGATGAATCAACAGATGGCTCCAGCATATTTGTTTTAAAGGTTGATATGGGAGACTTCTCAGCACAGTTTGATGAGTTTGGAAGTACCTCTTTAGTCGTTGGTGGATTGGTACTCGATACTGATGGCGATACGGTAAGTGAAAATGGATTCATGATCGCCCCTGAGGTTTTTAAGATAGGAGATAACGGGGCTGGGTCTTTAACCGCTGGAACTAGAGGTTATAAGCTAGTATATGAACACTACAACTCTAAAGGTGAGTTAGTTAGATCAACGCCAAGCGCCTCAAAATCCTTTACAAATACGGCGAGTAAGGAAAACATAATATCCTTCGTTGCCTCCCCCTTTACTTACAGGGGTAAAAACTCGAGCAAGGTTGTCGTCTATCGAACTATTGCAAATGGAACTGTTCACCATAGGTTAAAAGCTTTTGAGCTAAGCGCTGAGTATTTTCCCTATGAAGAAATTGCAACTGTGGATGATATTAGCGACTCAGCTATTGAGTCCAATGAGATTCTATACACTGAGGGCGGTGAGATTCAAAACGACTCAGCCCCTTATGCGAGGTCTGTGACGGTTGCAAAAAACAGAGTATTTTTAGCTGACTTAGATATTCCAAATGAAATAGGTTATTCAAAATTAGGACAGTACGAAATCGGCCCAAGTTTTTCAGATTTCTACAGGATAGCAATTGACTCTTCACAAAGAGATGAAAAAGGAACTGTCAAAGCAGTTTCGGCTCTTGATGATAAAATTATTTTATTTAAAGAGAGCGCGATTTACTACATCGTTGGTAGTGGCCCAAATAATAACGGGCTAGATGATGATTTTTCAACGCCAGAGTCACTTTCATTTGATGTTGGTTGCTCAGATATTAACTCAATTTTACTCTTGCCCGATGGTATCTTGTTTAAATCGTTAAAAGGTTTCTACTTTATTGATCGTGGTTTATCCCTTTCTTATATTGGAAATGCCGTTCACGAGTTCAATGATTCCCCTGTCAAATCCTCCCTTATCGTCGAGAAAGAGAACGAGGCGAGGTTTTACTTGGAGTCAGGGAAAACTCTCGTCTTCCATTACTTACTTCAAGAGTGGGACACTTTTACTTATTCTGGAGACTCAGCTGTAAATATTAACGGTGATGTTTATTTTGTTAAAGATAAAAACATTTACAAGAATGATAATACTTTCACTTTTGACGATACTTTCTACTCAATGAAAGTTGTTACACCTTGGCTTAAAATAAGCTCACTACAAGGGTTTCAAAGAGTGTACAGGTCAATTGTCACGGGAGAGTATAAAAGCCCTCACGATCTCGTCATAAGGGCGTATTTTGATTATGACGACACATATTTTGAGGATCATGTTATTTCGGTTGATGGAAGTAACACTCTTCCCAATTACAGCTTTGATGCTCACATAGGAAATCAAAAATGTTCTGCCATAAAATTTGAAATATTCGATAATCCTACAAGTGGAGGTGAGTCGATGGAACTTAATGTTTTATCGGTTCAGTACGGCGCCAAGAAGGGTGTCAAGAAATCAAATATAGCTCAAAGGTTTTAATGGTATCAATGTACGCTGAATATATAAAAGAACGCGAAGGGAAACAGATCATCGAAGATGAGAAGGGATTTGCGACTTTTATGATTAAGGGAACTGAGTGTTACATTGCAGACATATTTATAAAAAAAGAATTTAGAAACGCCGGCGCTGGTTCAAATTACGCCGATCAAATATCAATTATTGCTCGCGAGAATGGTTGCGAGGTTTTAACTGGCTCAGTTACTCCCAGTTTTAGAGGGGCAAGTGTTTCGATGCAAGCTCAATTAAAATATGGGTTTGAGATTTCCTCAGCTCACGAAGATTTTATTTTACTTAAAAAGGAATTGTAATGGGTGGTAAAAATAGTATGTTTCGTAAACCTTTGGGGGCTGGTAGTAGCTCGGTAAATAGTGCTGTTGAGGGTGCTGTTGGAAAGGATGTTAAGGGTTTTTTTGATGCCTCTGGATCGTTAATGGCAGGTAATATCGGTGGAGCTGTTGATGCAGTTGGGAACCCTTTCGAGCAACCAGAGCTTGAAGAGGCTGAGTTAAGCCCAGAGGATTTAGCAAGATCGAAAACTTTTGCAGGGCAACTAGATCAAGATATTAGCGGAAATAAAAACTCGCTTGCTATAGCTCAGTACAAGCAAGCTCAGCAAGACGGTTTAAAGAGCGCTATGGCGCTTGGTTCTTCGGTCAAGGGGGTTTCAAACCCTGCTTTAATGGCAAGAAATGTCGCTCAAGCCGCTGACGGTCAAGGGCAAGCACTCGCGCAAGATTCTGCGATGATGAAAATGCAAGAAAGACAGAATGCTTTACAGCAAATGAACTCTTATATTGCGGCGAAAGAGGGTGTTGCTTTAAATCAAGCAAACATGGCAAACCAAGCAAATATCGCTAATTCAAACGCTAATAAGCAGCTTATTGGTGGCATCGGTGGTGCTGCTGCAACAGTGCTTGCATCAGATAAAAACAACAAAAAGAACATTAAGAAAACAGATGGCGAGGCGGGTGACAAGGCAATGGAGATGCTTAGTGCTTTGGATGCTTATAGTTTTGAGTATAAAGATAGGATGGGCAAGAAAGGCGAACACGCTGGCATTATGGCTCAAGACCTTGAGAAGACCGAAGCTGGAGAACAGATGGTTAAAGAGACTCCAGAGGGTAAAGTTGTAGATTTTGCTCAAGGCTTCGGATTGCTTTTAGCTGCTCAAACAGAACTAAAAAAAGAACTCGATGAAATGAAAAAAAAGAAGGTGAAAAATGCCTAAACTACTAAATGATACGCCTGACTTTTTTGAGATTCAAAGAGATGATGGCTCGACAATGAATATTGCTAAAAAGGGTTTAACTCCAGCGAAGATTGAATATTTTCAAGGTATGAGTGGAACTGATAAGCCGAGTTCAATTAATAGGGATGCTGTCGCAGCTCAATCGCAAGAAAATTATAATATGGGTGGAGACATCTATAGTAAAAATAAATTACCACCTATTCCAAATGCGGTTGATCCAATAATACAAGATCAAGTTGCAACTCAGGAAGCGGCTCCGACAGAGCTTGTTAATAGAGTGAATTTTGAAATAGACGAGCAACGAGAACCCTCTCGAATTGATAGCTCTACTCCAATGGATAGGTATAAAAGCTCGTCGAGAGAAACTGCAAATCTTCAAGCTGATGCGGCGAGTGATTCAGCTATTCTTCTAGGTGATTTATCAAGTCAAAACCAAGCACTAACAAACCAATTCAAAGAAAGAGAAGAGCAACTTAAATTAAAAGAAGCTCAAGCTCAAAAAGACTATGAAGACGTTTCAAGGGAATATTTTGAATCCGAAGAGATCGATCAGGATAGATATTGGAGTGATATGTCAACGGGTCGCAAGATTGCCGCGGGTATCGGGTTAGTTTTCGCCTCATTGAACCCTCAAGCAATGCAAACTGCTTTAGGTGCAATAAATAGAGCTGTAGATAGGGACATTCAAGCTCAAAAGATTGAATTAGGTAAGAGAAAAGAAAAAATGGGTGAGGCTAAAAGCCTTGTCGGTAAGTTTTATCAAAAATACAAAGATTTGGACTCAGCGGAACTTGCGGCGAAAGGTGTTGCGATTGAAAGCATTAAGTTAAAACTACAGGCTCAGGCTGAGAAAACAAAAAGCTCGGTAATAAGATCAAAAAATGAGACAGCAATTGCTCAGATAGAAATGGAACAACAAAAAGTTCAATCTAAACTCAAAAATAAGCTTGTCGATATTGGCGGCTACACTGGAACTTTAGATAGCCCAACAGAGGCGAAAGGCTTCAGAGAAGCTATGAACAACCTTCAAACCGCTGAGACTTCAATTAACAGACTTTTAGAGATCAACAAGAAAACAGGTAAATCTTTAAGCCCTAATCTCAACGCTGAGGCTGAGGTTTTACAAAAATCTTTAATCGGTTTACTAAGAGTTCCATTGACAGGGCCGGGCGCAATGAACGCTTCGGAACAAGCTTTATTGGAAAGATTAGTAGCAAATCCAACAGACATTTTCTCGCTAGATTCTAACACTGAAATAAAGCTAAAAACGCTATTAAAAACTATCAAGAATAAAGCAAGCAACGAAGCCAAAAACCTCGGACTTACAAGCAACGAGCAAAGACTAGGATTTAAAAAGTCATGAAAGTTCTCGACCTTAAGACCAATAAACTTGTTGATGATTACTTTGATATTGAAAACAAGGTTAGTGCTGGCGAGTATGCTTTTGAGAAAGGCGATATTGAGGTTGTTTCTCCAAGTGGTGAAAAAGGTGTAATTCCTTCGGCTAATATAAAAGACGCTTTTAAAACAGGGTTTAAATATTACACGCCACTAATGAAAAAAGAGGACGAACTCAAAAAGGAATACGGCGAGGGAATTGGTGCCGAAGTCGCTGCGGGTGGCTTAGGTGCTGCAAGAGGGATTACTTTTGGAATCTCGGATCAAATTTTAACCAAATTAGACTTACTAAAACCAGAGGCAATAAAGGCCTATAGAGATTTAAATCCTACCTCTTCACTCCTTGGAGAGATTGGCGGGACTGTTGGCCCCGCATTGTTGTCGGGTGGTTCCAGTTTACTTGCTAAGGGTGCAGCTAAAACACTCCCCTCACTAGCCTTAAAAGGTGGTATGGGCGCGGGTAAAATCGCAGCAAAGGGTATTCAAGGTAAAATAGCAAACAAAGCGGTTTCTAAGATAGTTGAGAATACAACTAAAGCTGGCGTTGGTTCGGCTGTTGAGGGTGCTCTTTATGGTACGGGTCAATTAATTTCAGAGGACGCTCTCGGTGATGCTGAGTTTAACGCTGAAAATCTTCTAGCTTATGGTGCCGAGGGTGCCGCATACGGTGGTTTAATTGGTGGAGCTATACCTTTAGTCGGGTCGGCAATTGGAAAGGTCGCAAAAGGCTCTAAGAGGGTTATTGATAAGAATTTGCTAAAGCAGCTTGGCGTTAAAAACGCTGACGATATAATTGAAAGAAATGCTCAAAATCAAGAATTTGAATCTATAATTGAAACAATCCAGAAAAAAGAATATCCAAATATTGTGAAGGCTGGAGAAACTCTTGGGATTGAGCCAACTCAAGGAATGTTATCAAGTAATAAACTTATTCAAGACTTGGAATCTTCTATTTCTCAAGCTCCTACATATTACGGGGGGAAAGTAGCAACCGAAGTTGATGCTGTTTATGACGGTCTTAGCGGTGCTATCGGCGAGACTGTGGGCGATATTGCTCAAGGGCAAAGAAAATCATTGTTTGAGGCTGGCGAATCAATAAAAACAAATCTATCCAATGATCTAAATGAAAAAATAAGCGGCGCTAAAAAGTTTTACAAAGAGCTTGATGAAACGTTTGGTTCTAGTCCCGTTTCTATTGAGATTAAGGATGGTTTGAAAAAAGATCTTTTAGGTTCTAACGCCAATAGACTATTCAAATCTAAAGATGTTGAAAGTATAAATAGCATGATCGACGCAATAGAAAGTGTAAGTGATGCTAAAACCGTAAGAACATACATCGGAAAAGAAATGAGCGCGGCTTATAGAGCTGGCGATTTCAATAAATATGAAATATTTGACACTGCATACGACTCTATAACTAAATTAAGAGAGGACGCAATAAGACAAGCCTCTGGAAATTCAGAGGAAATTATTAATGGATTGAATCGAGCAAATAAGTCTTACGCTGGAATTTTTAAAGACTTCGGTGATGTTGCCAAGGCTTTGAAGATTGGTAAAATCAAGGGAGTTAGCCATCTTGAGGATGCTCTTAATGCTATTGAACCCGAAAAGGTTGCTCAAAGATTTTTTTCAAACAAAAACTTTTCTAATAATGCAAAATTAAAAGAGTTATTCCCAGAGTCTTTTGAGACAGCGAGACAAGTAAAGCTTGGAGATATTTGGGATAAGTCACAAACTCCTAAAGGTGAAATTTCTGTTCGTAAATTTGTAAATAATATAAAAAAACTAGGAAAAGAAGAGAGTGATTTAATATTTGGGGCTGACAAGAGAGAGACTCTTGAGGCTATTGAAACACTCGCTAACTCGATTCCTGATAAAGTAGGGCCATCTGGTACAGCTCAAGCACAAGACCTTTTTAATTTCTTTTCTATATACACTCAAGGTAGAGATGCGATCAGGTATGCTCTTTATAGAAAGGGCGAGAAAGGAATAAATAAATATCTAAATGAAACTGTAGATGTATTTAAAAACATCGAGAGAAGCTCAAATCAAGCCAAGGTTGCAATCTCTGACTCAGTTGAGTCGTTTATAAAAGGGACTTCTCAAGTTCCTACAATCGCAATGCTGAACGCTGGAGAGTCAAGGAACTACGATCAAGCTATTAAGTACCTTGCTGAGTATGAACTGCAACCAGAGGAAACTTTGGAGAAGATTACAGGTAAAAATAAGATGTTATTTGATAATGCTCCAAAGACCTCGGAGGCTTTCGCTGGTAAAACTATGCAAGTTTTCCAATTCTTAAAAGAAAAACAACCCGCGTCTTATGATGGTATGGGTTACTTCAATAAATACCAAACTAGCAAATCCGAAAAAATGAAATTCATGCGTTACTATAATTATGCCAATGATCCTAAAAGGGTATTTTCAGACCTTAAAAATGGCTTTGTTCGCCCAGAGGGTGTTGAGACTATGAGGACTCTTTATCCAAGAATGTATGAAGAGCTATATAACGAGATAACTTCGAGAGTGGCAGAAAAAGAAGACCTAACTTATAAGCAAAAGAAAAACCTCTATAATATGCTTTCAATCGTTGGGGCTTCTTCTTTGATTCCAGACAATTTAAAAATGCTTCAAGGTCAAATGCAAGAGACACAAGAGACTGTTAAGGCCCAAACAAATCAAAATAAAAACAATCTAAGAGTTACAGGTTTGAGAGAAGTTTCTCAGGCTGACAGATTTAAAACTAAACTCGATAAGATATCATAGAAGTAAATTAATCTCATCAGTCATTGAGGTCTAGGGCAAAAATCCAAATCCAATAGGAGGACTGATGGGAAGACGACATTTTACAAAACCATTTAATATTTTAAACGAGCAAGATGCTAGCACAGGTTTCGAGTCTGCGTGGACTGACGTTTCACAATACGACAATATTAGTTACTTGATAGATTGGACTGATACCGTTGATGGTGTTTTGTCTGTTGTCTCATCTGATAAAAACGGCGGCGGTGTAGAGCATAAGCTAGACTTCGGTTCTATTATTCCAATAAATGACTCTGTAGTTCCTAAACAACATCAAATTGTTATTAACACAATCGCTCAAAGCTTTTTTAAACTTTCTTTTGAGTCAACGTCTGGGACGGGTGTTTTGAACGCTGTCATAACCATGACAAGTAAGGGGGCGTAATGAGCTTATATGTATTTCCTCCAGTTTCGCTTTCAATTGCTTCGGCACCTACGAGTTTCGTAAAAGACAATATTAATGTGACGGTCACTGAGAATGATAGTGATGTAACCCAAAACAAACCATTGCCTAGTAAGTTATTTATTGAAAAAGATGGCGAGTCTATACCTGTTAATAAGGATAGCGTAACGGCTGCAAACACTGTTGCTATACCTGTCGAGATCGTTGCTGTAGATGGCGCAGAAATCAACATAACGGCTGGCGATATCAACGTCCAGACATCACACACAGGGGTAAATTTTGACTCTCAGAGAATTGGCAACGGTACAAATCTACTTGATGTTAATGCTAGTGGTGAGGCACTTGTTAATGATGCACTTTCTCATACAAAACTAGATGCTGTAATTGCCAAGGACTTCGCAACAGAGGTAACTCTTGCGGCTCTTTTGGCTAAGATCATAGCAGCACCATCAACAGAGGCAAAACAAGATTTAGTAATTGCTGAACTAGAGAAAAAAGCTGACTTAACCGAGACTCAACCTGTTAGCGTTGCTGCTTTACCACTTCCGAGTGGCTCATCAACAGAGGCGAAGCAAGACGATAATATTGCTGAATTAGTAGCAATAAAAGCTATTGATTTTTCAACAGAAACAACTCAAGCCGCTGTCAGTGGTAAGTTAACAACAATTAGTGACAACATAATAAGCCTTTTAAATACTGCAAAATTATCAATATCAAGAGTTGTTGGGCCAATACTTCCAGCATCTACGCAAATACCAAAAAGCTCATCACTACCTCTTGAGATAGTCGCATCAACAACAAAAATCACAAGAAAAATTCAAACAATTGAAGATGTTGGTGAGTTTATAGGTCTTTACATCGGAGCTGCAAGCAGCGAAACGCTTCACTGTATTCTACCTCTTGCGGGTGGTGAAGTTGATCTAAACCTTCCAGTAGGTACCCGCCTTTCAATACGACACATGAAAGACACAAATATAACATCATCAACTTTCTTTTCAGCAAATCTTTTCTGGGACAACGTACTATGAAAAACATTTTAACTTTAATCGCATTTATTCTTGTCTCCTTTGAAGCTTTTTCGGCTGCGGGTTCATTCCCTCAAGGCGATCATGTAAAGCTCTTAAAAGACAAAATTGAGTATAAAAATTCAAAAATACAAATAATAGGTGGCTCAGGCCAACCCAAGACTTTAGGTGTGGAAGCCGAAGAGGGTTCAATTTTAAATAACGCTCAGGCATTATTCCACAAGAAAGGTGTTGCAAATACTGATTGGGATAAGGTTATTGTTGATCGCGATCTCTGGAATATCTTTAGAGAGTCAAAATTTGAGGTCTCAATTGAAGGTTGGGCGCTATCAAGTACGTGTTTGCCCGATTATGAGCAAGTCATTCCTTGGTTCAGAAAATCTCTGAAACTTATATGTGACGATGAAAATTTTACTTTAACTGAAGAGTCAACAGATATTGCGGGGGTGGATGCAACAGGATTGGCGAGTGTCTACGTTAAAGCTAGTTCGGCGGGTGTTAAACTAAAAGTATTAGCTAATGGCGTAACCGATATTGAGCAAGAACTACCTAAAATAGAAAAAATGAGAAGGTTTCAAATTCCTTTTGTTGTTGACGATACTTCAAATGGAATCGAGATATCAGCAACAAGCTACACAGGAACAGTCTATATTGATAACGCAAAACTAGGCATAGCTCCAGAGGGGTATATATCTAATGTTAATGGTACGAGGTTTATAGGCTCTATGGCATTTCTTAAAAGTAGCCCCATCGATACAGACTGTAGGGTAAATTCTGCTTCAACTTCTTTTGTTTTAGCCAATTTAACAGGATGTAATACCGCAGGAGTTTTTAAGAACTTAATTCCAGATGAGTCAACATTGAGACCTTCTTTTAAACTAAATGTTGTTAGTGGGAATACCTACAACTTTCTAGTTAATGACTTTATATACCAATATAATGCCGATGCTATTTGTGAAACGGCTATTTCAGTAGACGGTGGTACAACTAATCACATACTAAGAAGAAAATCAAGAAATGACACCGCTTATTACGATCAAAGTCAATCAGGTTCAAGCTACGAATTTACGGCAACAACAACAGGGGAAATTGTAGTTCAATACCGAACAAGAAATAGTGTCGCTTCTCAATGTGAATTTATGAATAGGCTTGGTGATGTTAAGATTTCAGTCTACGAATACCCAGACCTACCACAAGCTATATTAAAGCAGAATACAGAGTTGACGGCTAAGACGGCTAATGCCTTAGGTGCAAAAGTTTCTTCTCTGGGAGCTGTTTCTGATGCACCTTTTGACTGGCTATCTTGTTCTAATCCAAGCACAGGAACCTATACTTGTATTTTCTCGGGAACATTCTACACGGTATCACCTATCTGTACGGTTACTACATCGAGGGGAGATAACAATAGAAATGAAGATGTAGTCACATCTTCTACAGGAATTACTGTCAGGTTAGGTGCTACAACTACAGCTGCCAGCTCTTCCTTTAACATTAACTGTTCCAGAGGGAAACCAGACTATAACAAATCAATAGAAATGATAGGCAAGCTCAACCAAACCTCAATAGCAAAAGACGAAGATAAATATACAGAGACAGAAAAGAAGTGGGGTTTCTGGAATGGTGAGCA